TACTCGCTTTAGTCTTTCCTTCAGGTGTTCAGGCAGCAACAAGTATTGGAACATACTCAATTACGGCTGATGCAACAATAAGCATTGTTGCGGTTGCAGAACCAGAGCTTGATGCAACTACTGGTGAGGTGCTAATAGCCATCAGTCCAGGTGTTTATCCGTCAGGAACAATATTAACAGGATCCTTGGGATCATCTACCATTACAGCGGACTGTAATGTTTCACCAACAGCGGCGGGGTTGACTTCCTCTCTAGGAGAAGAAACCATTAACATTGACGTTGATGTGGAGGTTGATGGGACTGATATGCAACCAAATATTGGTGTTCCAATAGCATCGGCGGATTTTGATATAACCGTCACCGGCCAAGCTATGACAAGTGCTATTGGTGATGCAGGGCAAGAATCTAGTTACGCAGCGACGGGAAATTTACTAACTTCAGCAACAGGAGTTGCGCAAGTTAAGATAGATGTTGTCTTTACAGCAACAGGGAATTCTGCTACTATTAGCGCTGGAACATTACGAGGAACCTTCTGGAGTGAAGTGGATGACTCGCAAACAGCCACATGGGTAGAAGTTGACAAGGCTGCATAAAATCATTAAAAAAGTTATTAGGAGATTAAATGGTAACGTATTCGACGGGTCTTAGGACGGAACTACAAGTAACAGGGGAAAATTCAGGTACATGGGGAACCATTACCAATAACAACTTTTCTCAGGTTTTTGAATTCGCCATCGCAGGCGTTTACGCCGTTCCGGCGATTACCACAGGAACATCTACCACTTTGACGAATGCCGACGGACCCGACACTCAAGCCAACAACCAAGCTAGAAATAATACATTACTATTCAGTGGCACCGTTTCCACCACTCATACTGTTCAATTTCCAGCAACACAAAAAACTTACGGAATTTATAACAATATCGGTGGTGGCGCCGACATCTCAGCAAGATTGGGGGCAACAGGCAATACGGTAACCATTACAAATGGAAAATTTCGCATGGTTGCTACCGATGGCACCAATTGGTATGATATTTTTTCTTTAGCTGGATTGGGCGAAACATGGGTGGAAAAAGCAGTTGGGGACTCCCCTTACACAGCTTCAGACGGCGATAATATTATTTGTGATTGCTCAAGCGGAGCAATTACTATAACTTTACCTGCCTCCCCTACAATTGGAATGCAAGTAAAAGTCATTGATGGGGATGGTACTGCGGGAACTAATAACATTACTATTGATGGAGGAGCTGAAAAAGTTCAAGGAGACGCGGCTGATATGACAATTTCCACTAACAGTGCAGGCGTTGCTCTGGTATACTACGATTCAGGAAATGGTTGGAGGCTAAAATATAATGACTAATTTACAGGATTTTACAAACAGAAGTGAAGTAGGCGCAATCAAGCCTTGGGGCAAAGCAACAGCCCCTGTCGGTTATGTATTGTGCGATGGTACTGCTATTTCCAGGACTACTTACGCTGAGTTATTCACTGTCATAGGCACGACTTATGGAGCTGGTGACACTGCTACAACTTTCAATGTCCCTAATCTTCAAGGCAAGACGCCTCAAGGTTATGACGGATCTACTTACAATTTGGCTGGAACGGGAGGCGCGAACACCGTGACGGTGGCCGTGACGAACAACCAGGCGGCGTCAAGTACGGACACTTTAGCCGTATCAGTGACGGGATCTATTGATAATACTTCCCTTACTACGGCTCAATTAGCTTCACACGGACACGGACTTCCACTGAATGGTTCTTATTCCCCTACTGTAACATGGGGCTGGACAGGGGGTGGCAACAAGAACATTTCACCATCAGGAACTTCATATTCTTCCGGATCTGGTACTGGACATAACCATTCTCACACCTTGTCTGGTACATTGACGGGGAATATAACGACTTCCTTGACAGGAGCCGTAACCGCTTCGGGAACAAATGCTTTTTCACCGTACGTGGTGGTTAACTACATCATAAAGCACTAGGATAAATTATGGCGACACAAATTGTAATATCAAATAATGAGTCCATAGAAGTAGATGGTTTTCATATAACGTGGGCGGATAAAGGTACTGCAATGGTCGTACTTCCTGAGACAACTCATTACATCATTTGGAACGAGCTACCTGGTCAGAATGAAGTTCAATATAAAGATGTCTCCACACTCAAGATGACGGGAAATGTTGACTTAAACTCCACTTCTGATGCTGTGGGATCAACAACCATAGCCGATCTTCTTACATGGGGTGAGACAAGAAAAGGACAAATTGAAACCGCTACTGCTGATTATTCTACTGCTTATGAAAATGCACTAAATGCATGGATATCAGGGGGAGGCACTGAAGCGACTTTCACTGAAAGTGAAGCAGCGTTGGCTTGGGATTGGTCAAAAACTTGGATCGATTACGATCCTCATTATTCCTAAATTTCTTTCATTAATGAAACCAAGTCACAATTGAGTGACGATCTCCGTTAGTGACAGGAGTCACTGAATGGGGAAAACAGAAGTTACTGGGAAACACTGCAGCGCTTCCTGTTTTTTTGGGAATAATATGTTCTCCGTTGAAAAAAGAAAAATCTCCTCCATCATAGTTTTCATTTAAGATAATAGAGCAAGTAAGTACACGAGGGTTTAAATCAAAATGATCCACGTGTTCTTTATATTCTCCTTTTTCCTTTCCTTTGTACCATAGATGTTGATAGCCCGTATCTTCACAAGATAAGCCAAAGCCTAAATGTTTAAATTCTTCTGAGTATGTTTTTAAAATTTTACCACATATTTTAAAAATATGGGAATCAAACTCATCATCGATTTTTTTAATCCAACAGTTTCTATGTTTACTTACTGTTCCATCTCCTGTAGTAGCAAATTTAAAATCACGACTATCTTCCTTGACTATCTTCTTGCATACTTCAGGATCTAGTATGTTTTCATAGCATTTTATATAATTTTGTGTAGGTATTATCATTATAGCTGGTTATGAAACTGTCAGCCATCCGTGAGGATGAGGAATACAATGTTCCGCACTGACTCCTTTTTTCATAGTAAATAAGATATCTGACGCAATAGATATTCTCGCTTCATTCTTTGTATTAATTTCAGTCGAGTGTACCATTCCGCTTGGAAAAATAACAAAGTCCCCTGTCTTTACTGGCAGAACATAACTTGCAAAATTAAATTGATTCCAGCTAGAAAAATACTCATCCGTTGAAGGAATGAAAAATCCTGTTATATCAGCATAGTCTTGTTCTATTTTTAAATTTCCCATTTCATTATTTCTAACATAATAACAACAACTATAATGACTTGCTGTGTGTTTATGGGAAGGGACGCATTGACCTTTAATTGAATAAGCAATCCATGATTTGGTAACATGAATATCAAATTTTTCCGCGCTATACCCCTTAGCATTAAAAAATTCTTTGATCTGCTCTTGTAGCTTTTTAAAAAGACTCCTGTATTTTTCATCTTGATGCAGATTATCAACAGCCTTGTCTAATTGGGGATCACCAAGTAATGTATCAGTCGTAGTAGCGAGTAGTCCGGGTTTTTCTTTTGCAAATTTCTCTATATGGGGAATAATTTCTTCATTAATGCTTTCATGATTTTTTATGGAATTTTTATAAATGGATTTTCCAAATAGATTATTTATTATGGGTTGTTCTTCCATATTTAACTTGTCTTATTTAAAACTTTTCTTGTGCCAGAACATTTTTTTATATCTGTCAATGAACTCACTATCGAGCAGATTTGATGTCTCTGCGTGTCTTTTTTCATAGTAAAAACCTGATGACATTTTCCATGTTTCCCTTTTAAAAGGAATGACTTGGACGCAGGGCTCCCCTTTTTTAATGAGAAACTGCTTGTCACGCTTGAGAAGAATGAAAGGAAAATTAATCGGGGCGATGTAAGTGTCGGTGTCAACGATTCCGTTGATAAGTTGAAAACGGTCTTCTCCCAACCTGTTCATTGGTTGAGTGAACAAGCAACTGTATCCAGGAGGGGTTACAATTATCCATTTATTAATGAACTTACCAGCGTACTCTCCAACCTTATGATGCCATTCTTTTGGCGCTTGAATCTTATCGTGATAACTAATATCACTTGGTTCCTTGTTTGCGGGAGTGAGCGAAAATTCTGTTTCTGTGGGATCAAATACATAATCTTGGTCGAAAGGTATGATGTATCCGGCCGCCATCGCGTCAAGAAAAGGCATGCACGCCTTAACGGTCGCTGTTTTCAAGTCGCCTTTATGGAGTTTTTCTAATTTTTTATATTCCTCAGGAATGGCATTGCTCGCTGGTTTTGGGTGAGGCCACACTTTTTCGTATCTGTTATCTATCCCGCAGAATTTAATTTTGTTATCAAAAAATATTGTCATGTTAAGTTTCTCCAATTGTAGGTATGATTAAGGCGCATTTATTTCTCTTCCTAAAATGCTTCGCGCGGAAGTTTTTCCTTCTTTTTTTATTTCTTCCCCTCGAACAGTGTTATTGATTATAAAATTCAGAGGCATTGAACGTCTTATGTCTTTTGGATTCTTGGTTTTGAAAGGATAAACACAATGCATATGATCCGCTGCAAAAATATAAAAATCACCTACTTCTGGAATGATAGACTCACATGTTGTTGCATCAGCGCCTATGAAAGTTATTCGGCCGTCTTTGAATTTATGAGGTTCCGTCACATCATTGATGAATTCAGGAACCTTTAAATACATATTACCGGAGTAACCAAGATTCTCATTATGGGTGTGACATGGATTGTATTCACCTGGTTTCATGTCATTCATCCAGCAAGAAAGTATGTCAAGGTTATGGGGTCCTGGTTTGACTATGCCGTGTTCAACGCACGTGTCAACAAAATCACCCATGCACTGTGTTATTTTTTTAAATATCTTACAGCTCTGAAGTATGGGCAATACATCCAATTCGGAATCAAGTCTTCCCGCAAGATTTTTACCATGAGAAGTTAATAAATTTGTCTTCTTTAAGGCATCTTCATATTTGTGATTTAAGTCATCAATGAGATCTATTTCCATTTTATATTTACAGATAATCCGGCCGAAAACATGCATCTTATCGTGCCAAGTTTTTACTGTGGTGTCGTTCTCTTTCTCACTCATATTCTGTCCTCTTCCATACCATATTTTCTTTGTCAAGAGAACTATTATCACAATTTGACATTAATCATCTTGATTTAAATCAACGATGTGTTTAAATTGGTTCTCACCCAAAATTACAAATCAGGAGAAAAAAATGGAAAATCAAGAGGTATTGAAGGCTATCGCTGTCCTTGCCGATAAAACAGGACGGTATCACGAACGATTAATGGCGGTTGAGAGGGATAATGTAAGACTACAGAAAGAATTAAAAGATCACAAGAACGGATGCGGGTGTGAGAATTCTTCTGAGAAGAAAGATATGAGTTTCAGTGTAGGTGGTAATGAGGCCGAGGCTGAATGCGAAGCTTGTAGCGCTTAACTTGATTTTTTTAAAAAATTAGCAATAGAGTATCTAAAAGAACCACCACCGGCCCATTGAAGAGGCGCGTGATATACATCAGAGGTGTAAAAAACTGCTCTGTTTTTTTTAAAACCAATATGATAACTTAATTCTAATTGATCATCATCGGTCACATGATAAAAACCTGTGCCGTTGTTTCTAGATTCTTCGCCATGCATATAAATTAAAAGTTGATGAGTTGCCCCCCAGCTTTCATCGAGGTGAGGTCTAGGTTGATCTGATGCTCCCACCATTGTGTACCAAGAATCTATATAACTAAAATCATCTTTAAAATAAAAATGTTCTGCGACAAGTTCTTTCATTTTTGTTTGCAGTTCACATCCTTTTGGTAAAGTATGAGTATTCCAATAATTACCTTGATACTGTTCTCTTGACCATTTAGGAGGAGGACTATATTCAACAGATAGAATTTCTTTCACAATAAAATTATAGATCTCTAATGGAAAAAAATTTTCTTTAACAAATACTATTGACATTAAAATTAGGCTTGTAGCGCCTAGTCTTTAGGAACTACCCCGAGCATATCCGCCAGTGATGGCGCGAATATTCTAACATCTCGTCGGATGTGTTCTTCTTTTGTCGTTGTGGCAGGATTATCGACATCGGTTTTCATTGCATCTTCGGAGTCGTATTCCTCCCCTGTTACTGTATTGGTAAGGGTGGTTTCACTTTTACATTTATAACGTGGAATTCTTCTCCCGTCCAATGTATCCATGTGTCCTAAAA